GCTTTTGTTCTAATTTATGATTTTCCATTTTCAATTCTTTGTTTTCTTTTTCCATTTTGTCCGGTCTGTATGTACAGAGAATTGTCATCAGTGCACATCCCAACAGAAAACCAGTGAGTAATATAGGAATAAAAGTTAACACATCTTCATTTTTCATTTACCTTCTCCTTTGCTGTACATCCCAACGCTTTTGCTAGTTTTCGTAATGTTGAAAATCGTGGAGTCTTACGTTGACCTGTCCTGATTAACTTAATAACGTTAAAATGCACTCCTGATTTTTCATATAATTCATGATCGTTTATTTTTTGTTCATCCATTATTCTTTGTAGGTTATTCACAACTCATATCCTCTAACAAAAACACCACTAATTGAATTGTAACGCTTCTCACTTTTAATGCTGCTAATATGTGAATCATCTTTCCAAAATTTTAATTTAGTCATCTGATCAATAAACGCTTTTGCTAGATTATCAACATCAGGTTTTTTAGTGTAATAATCACCATCCCCCTTATTTTTCTCTAACGAAAAGCACCATATTAACTCAACTCCAATAGGAGCGTTTAACATTTTACCAGGAATACGACTAATCAATCCCGTTTTAAAGATTTCTTTAGCTTCTTTCAAGTTATGAGAATCAAAAATAATCGGCTTACCATTTTTCACTGAAATAATTTTATCTTGATGAGTGACCTTTGGTATTTTTTTCAAAGGCACAAAAAATTCAAATTCCATAATTCAATTCCACTTCCTTAACTCCATTTTAATTTTTTACCATTTCCATTTTTTCTTTTTTCATTTTTCGCGCGGAGTACAGGACGGTGTTGGTACAGACAGGAGGTGGTTTTTAAACCTCCTGTACTGTCCAACCTGTACTGTCCCTGTCACCTCCATCCACCATCATATATCTTAGATATATGGTTGTCGGCGTCTAAGACGACACTATAAAAACATAGTGTTTTCTAAAAAATACTAGACTGATTTTTTAATTGTCTTCTTAAAAAGTCACGACATATTTTTTAAAGTCCTGTCTCACGTTTTTTAATAGTTTTTGTATTCTTATCATACCAATATATTTTACTATTTTCTAATCTTCGTTCTATAGTTTTTACATTTATACCTAAGTAATCAGCTACCATTTGTTTAGTAGGTTCTTCTCCAAAACTGCAATTCTCAACAGCTAATTCAAACTCTAACATACTTTCTTTTTGTTGCTCTTTAGCTTGTTTTTGTCGTCCTTCTTTAGCCTTTGAATACTTATTCTTATCAGAATCAACCTCTATATCAGCTAAAACTCCTACATCATCAACAGTATGAATAGGATAAGCAAACCACATATTAACAGGTTCAAATTTAGCAAATTCTCTAAGTGTACCCTCAACACGCCACGCTGTAGTTTGCCTTACAGACTCCTCAAGGCTCTTCGCTTCTGCTCTTACATCTAGTAAATAACCGCTAAGGCTCTTCTCAGCGTGATGTTTCATCTTCTCATAGCTATAATGGTCATCCATTCCTATTTTGTTCTTGTAATAATAATTGTTAAGCGTTCTTATTTTATCCTCGTAGAACTTAACTAATGTATTATTGACTTGAGTTTTCATCAGTTGTTCTGGAATTTCAAGTTCAACTAAATCTATTAAAGCATCCGGGTCACGTGCAAACACTCCACTACCGCTAGCTCTATCCATTGATTTTTTACCACCTTGTGAACCTTTTGAGTGATGGTGGCAGTAAATAACTGAACATCCTAATTCTGTAGCAACTTTGTCAAACTGGTTAGTAAAATGAGCCATCTGGTCAGCGCTGTTTTCATCTCCAGTAAGTACCTTATAAATAGGGTCGATAATAACAGCTGTATAATTCTTTTTGTGCGCTCTTCTAATTAATTTAGGTGCTAACTTATCCATAGGAACAGTTTTACCTCTTAAATTCCATATATCAACGTTATTTAAGTTGTTAACTGGTATTCCCAATTTAGTGTAAACATCTTTAAATCTATGTAAGCAACTTGCTCTATCTAGCTCTAAATTCACATATAAGACCCTACCTTGTGCACATTCCCATTTTAACCACTTATGACCTTCAGCAATTGCTATTGCCATTTCTATTAATGCAAAACTCTTACCAGCTTTAGACGGTCCAGCAATAAGCATTTTATGACCTTGTCTAAGGACTCCTTTTATAAGTTCAGGTGCTAATTCTGGCATATTATCCCAGTAATCTTCTAAAGACTCTGGATCGGGTAAATCGTCGTTTAAATCTTCGATAAATTCAAACCATTCATCCCAACTGCTTTTACCTATGTTAGTATCAATTAAAAATTGTTTTTTGCCGTTTCTCATAATACCAGGCATTCTACTTAATCTAGATGGATTCTTGTTTTGTGTATCAACTGCTAAGCCGTTTTTAGCACAGACTTTATATAAATAATCAACACGTTTTTGGTATTCTTGATAATCTTTAGCTTCGATTTTAACGATAGCGTGAACCGACTTACCACCACTATGCACTAAACAAGCAACTGGCAACTCTAACTCACGAATAATAGCGTTTTGTTGAGAAATACTAGTTTTATCACTTTCAACAAGTGCATATCTATATTCCGTTACATTGTCATTCTTAACACCTTTACCATCTAACGGGTTAAATCTTATCCATGCTCCAGCTTCTTTGTTGTAATCTCCAATTACAAAACCTATATCATCTTTATATTTATTTAATTTTTCAATTAAATGTCCTGCTGTCCTATCGTAAACACCCTTTTTAGGCTTGTGTAATACCTTACCTTCTCCATCTTCTAATGGATAAGTTTCAGTAACAAATCCTACATTTTCTGTACTTTCGAATAGAGTTTCTATATATGTTATTAACTCCTTAACAGGTTGCCAATTAGTAGGTTCTTTTATTTCCTTACCTTCTATCCAGCTTTTATCGATAAATTTATAATCACCATCCGATTTTATTTCATCATTCCAATCTAGTGCATATGAATTTTCAGAATTAATGTATAGTGGTGTATAACCTCTATCAACAGCCATTTGAAATATAGTCCCACCTGTTACAGGCTTACCTGCACCATTAAATGTATTCCATTTTCTAAGGCATTCACCCTCTTTATATCTAATATCATTTTGTGACCATAAGTCCCACTCTTGTACTGTGTGTCCTTCGTATTTTAAAGCCATACCAACATTAACCCATTCTTGATAATCAAGAGTAGCAGGGTTGATATACTCTAATAATTCTAATAAATTGTTCTTATTTTCCATTTTCTAACTCTTCCACTCCTAATTCTCTAAAATATTCTGGTTTACCTATTGACAATTCTTTTATTTTAATATATTGTGTATATGAACGAATTTTTTTGTAAATGACGTACTCTCCTACAAAATTGAGTGCGTCTTTTTCTGTTTTAAAGACTCCTAATTGATTATTAGGGAATATATTCGGGTTATCATCACAAACCAAATAGATTTTCTCTCCCTTGCGTATTTTTCTTTCTTCCATTATTTTCACCTCTTAATTGTTTATTATCCTGGTATATACTCTTTAGCTATAATACCTTTTGGCAACCTCCAGCCATTTGCTGCAATTCTTGTAATCATGTTGTTAGCTTCTTCAAACTTCCAAGAGCCTACTTTTCTAAATCCACGATTTTCTAATAATTTAATCTGTTTTGGTGTTGCTAGTCCTGCATCTCTTCTCTTATTAATTCTCTCAATTAACAAACTAGCTTTACCAGAACATTCAATTTCACTAGCATATATTCCCATTTTCTCTAATGTTTCAATTTGCTTCTTAGAAGGTGGCGCTTGTTCACTTAAGAAACTAGGAACATAATTCGCTAAATCTTCGGCAGCAATACTCATTTCAAATTGTAACGGGTCTACTAATTTACCTTTTTTACGTCTTTGTTCAGCAAGTTGTTTAGCTAAACTAGCTTCTCTATCTTGAATTACTTCATCAGTCGCTTTAACTTCTACTTTCTCTAAGTCAACAGCGAACCCTACTTCCTTTTCACTAAGTTCAGTCATTTTTTTAGCTACTCCTTCACTTTGAGCGATTAAATGAGCAGGACGACACAATTCATGTTTTTCTACGTGCCATAAAAAATCTAGAAGTAGTAAATTTTCTTTCCCTGGGTGCAACCTCGTGCCACGTCCAACCATTTGAGAATATAAAGCCCTCACTTTAGTTGGTCTCAACACGATAACACAATCAACGCTAGGACAATCCCAACCTTCAGTAAGTAACATAGAATTACATAAAACGTTGTATTTATCTTTATCAAAATCTTCTAATATTTGTGCTCTATCTTTACTTTCTCCGTTGACTTCAGCAGCTTTAAATCCTTTTGAATTTAAAATATCTCTAAACTTTTGACTAGTAGCTACTAATGGTAAAAATACAACCGTTTTTCTATCCTTACAATGTTTAATCATTTCATCAGCTATTTGTTCCAAATAAGGATCTAATGCATTACTCACATCACTAGCTTTAAAATCTCCATTTTGAGTAGCGACTCCACTCAAGTCTAAATTCAATGGAATTGTTAAACTTTGAATTTTACTTAAGTAACCCTCTTTGATAGCATCGACTATTTTATATTCATAAGCTAAGCTTTCAAAATAAGTCCCTAAGTCTTTCATATCTCCTCTATCTGGAGTAGCAGTAACTCCTAATACCTTCGCTTTGTCAAAATGATTAAGTACATTCTGATATCCGTTAGAAATGCAATGATGTGCTTCATCAATAACGATAGTATCAAAATAATCATTGCTAAATTGCTTAAGTCGTTTTTCACGTTGCAAAGTTTGAACGCTTCCTACAGTTACTCTGAACCAACTACCTAACGAACTACTATCAGCCTTTTCAAGTGCCGTATTTAATCCGGTACTTTTCTTTAATTTGTCGCTAGCTTGTTCTAACAGTTCGCTTCTATGTGCCAGAATCAACACTCTTTCACCTAATTTAACTCTATCTTCTATGATTTTTGAAAAGACAATAGTCTTACCACAACCAGTAGGAAGTACTAGGAGCGTTTTATTAACGCCCCCTTCCCACTGTTCTTGCACTTTTAACCTTGCCTCTTCTTGATAAGGTCTAAGCTGCATCTTTAGAAGCCACCTTGTCCATTATTCCAGGGTTGTGAGTTAGCACCAAAAGTAGGTTGACTAGCTTCATTTGAAAATGGATTTGAAACATTTAAAACTTTAGTAATATCTACATCTTCTTTGTAAATCATACCTTTAATTTCATTGTATTGATTCCCATTGCTGCTATCTTTCACTACTACTTTACACACTCCAGTAGCACCTGTAATTTGATTCCAAGCCATTTTTAATGGTTCACCTTTTTTCTTAAGTCCAATAGCTCCAAAGAAAGCCGATAACATTCCTTCTACTGAACTATGTAAAAATAGATTATGTTTGAGTGTTTTTTCACCTTCATTAGCATCAATTTTTATTGATACAATTGCCTTAGGACAACTTGGTAATTTAGCATTAGGGTTGTTAGGTGATGGTGTGTGTTGTGCTCTTTCATATCCTTCAACAGTAAATTGATATAATCCAGCGGGTAATATTATATACTCACTATCCTTCACTATCTCCGAATCCCAGTCTAATTCTCTATCAAAATTGTTATTGTAATTTGTATTCATTTTAAAATCTCCTTAAATTTATATTATTGTTTTATTTGTTTTAATAACTGCTTTAACCCTTCCCATTTAGGAATGATATATCCAGTAAGATAACCTTGTTCATTGTACACACTCATAGGTGTACCTTTTGGAAAATAACCTTTACTTTCTGTCACTAGTTTAATATCATCTTCCGTGATATTGTCCTGTTGCATTAAATCCCATAACGGTTGAGGAATATAATCTGGTTTTGAAATAAATGGATCTACTAATTCTTCAACAGGTGTATTCTCAACCTCTTTAACAATATCTCCGAAATTATCCATTATTTTCTCTTCTTGTGTTTTCTCTATTTTCGGATCTTCTAAATCGCCGTTATATTTAGGTTGTTCAAATTGTAACTGTTCTTTTTTCTCGTCTTTAAATTCAGTTTGAATAGTCTTTTTAACCTCTTCTTTTTCCTCAGTTTTGAAAATATGAGCAATAGAAGAATAATCTAATGGAAGTTCACTAGGTAAGCCATGTCTATTTTTAGCGTCCCATGCTGGGTTATGTTCCGTGTACATCACACGTTGATTCCCTTGTGCTTTCTTCTTCGTAGATTTTTCTTGTGAAATTAAATACGTTTTGTAATTACAAAATAGTAATAAGTCCGCCCATTCTTTTACTAATGGCGCTGTTTGTGAA